AACGTCAAACCGGCCTTATTCCTTCGGCGCTGCGTAGCGAATCACGTTCGCAATCGTCGCCATGCAAAGCAGCATCGCCGAGGTGTCCAGCCCGTGATTCGGCGCGTTGCTTTTCACTTCGCGCCACTCCCAGACGCCGGTGCGAATCTCGACTTTCGATTCGCCCTTGAGGTGCTCGAGGTAGAGCGGATTGACGTCCTTCGGCAGTAGCCACTTTAGATCGCCCTTGGCCTCGAGCGCGTTCGCGAGCAGGTCTTTGAAATAGTCGCCGCTCCAGTCGTAATAAAACACGTCTCCGCCCCGGTAGTCGCTCACGCGTGGTTCCGAAAACGGGAAGTTAATCAGCTTGTCGGTCGCCTCGTCCCGCATCGTCCACGTCTTTCGAGCGTATCCGCGCATCCCGCGCCAGCCGAAGTCCGCGCAATCGCGGTCCACGTCGGCGGGTCGGTAGCCGCGATCCTGGGCAACGCATGAATCCTGCACCTTGTAACGGTGCTGAATCTGGCGCAGTTGGTCCCGCGTCTCGACGCGCCCGAAATAGAGCTGCCGGTAGGTTGGCCCAGTCGCCGAGCTGAACGCGCCGATTTCGACCCACCAGTGGTCCTGTTGCCGGTCCACGGCCATGAAGCGAATGACCTCGCCGTCGATTGCCTCGCCGTTGCTGAACTGAGCGACGGTGTAGTCGCTCGCCTGCACGAAAAGGTTGACGACCTTCTTTTCGACAATCCACGGCCTCGCCTCGCGCTTGGTTTTGAATTCGATCTTCATTTTGTCGTCACCTTGGCGCACGAAATGGTTGTCCGCCTCGCAGAATTCTTCGACCAGTAGCCGCATCGGACGGCTGACAAGCGACTCGACACGAAAGCTCTGAATCTCAGCCGGCGCAGCCGGGTTCAGCGAAACAAACCGTCCAGCCGGTGCGCGTCGTGTCGGTGTCTGGCGACTCGTGGCCGCAATGTGGGCAACGGAAGCGGCACGACTCGACGGCCCGCGCAACGTCCCACGTCTCGTCATCGCGCCGTGCCGCTGCGTCCCAGACCACGCCGCCGCGAAGCCCGGTCTCTTCGTTCTTGTCCAGAGCGAACGCCACCGGGTGCACCTTGTGGCACGCCGGACACTCGGTGCTCCATTCCTGCTGAGTGCCTTGTCGAAAACTCGTGTCCTCCACGTTGCCGGTCTCGAGGTCCATAATCGGCGCTTGGCTCGTGTTGTAAATCTTCGAGCGCCCGACCTCCTCGAAGCGACTGACTCGGGCGACGGCATGGCCATACACCTCCTGCCACTTCGGGAGCCATAGCTCGTCATTTATTTTGTAGCGGATCGACTGCGACTGCTGGCTGGAAAGGTTGGCCGGGTTGAGCAGAAAAAAGAAGCCGCCAAAGTAAATTTCCGTGGTCGTCCGGTGCGGCCCGACTCGCGGAAGCATCGCGGCGACCGGCTTGCACGACTCGAAGATCGGGTTCAGCCGTGACTTCGCGTGCCGGTCGATCATCTCGTCGGTCTGCATCGTCCACGAAATCGGTCCGGCGTCGTTGCAAATCAGCCACGGCACCCAGATGTCAGCCACGAGCGTCCCGCCGATTTGCACGGCCTTGCGGAAGTGCACGCGGCGCACCAGCGGATTTTGAAGCGCATCGAAGATCGGAATCAGCCACGGCGAGATTTTGACGTTGAACGGTCCCGGTGTCGCGTAGCTCTCCGGCAGGACAATGTGCTTCCGCGCCCACTCGTAGATCGGCGAGAGGTCGGGCTGCGGGAGGCGCAGTTTGGTGAGGAGTGCGTCGGAGGCGGTCACGCGATTTGCTTTTTTGGCCGTCCGCCCTTGGCTCCGTTTGCCCGACGTGCGGCCTGCAACGCGGCGGACTTAGACTTTCCGCCGTTGCGTCCTGTAGGAGCGCAGCGCGGCAGAACGTAGTCGCGCACGCGGCGCAGTTGATAGAACGCGCAAGACAAAGCCTCGGGACTGTCCGGTTCGTCGTATGCCGCGCACACCTCGGAGATGGCGCGGCGGATGGTTTCGAGGTCGGCGTTGGTCATTTTTATGAGCAGCAGAGGCAGCGGCGGGTTTCGGCGAGGGCGGCGGCCTCTTCGCGAGCAAGCGCGGCGGCACTAGAGCGAGCCTTGTCGGCGGCAAGACCCCTGACAATCTCGCCGAGATTGAACTGAGCGTGCCAGAGGCCGCGCACCGTCTCTGGGTGCCAGTTTGTCTGGGTGCTGATCGAGACCGAAGCGCGTCCAAGGCGGCGCACCGAGACGATCACCTGCACCCATTCCTCACGGTACCCTGACCCAGCGCGGCGAGCGTTGATCGTGGTCGTCTCGAATGAGCCGCAGGAGAATTTTTCGGTCTCAGTTGTAACGCTGAGGCCAGCGGAGCGAGCGTAGGCGGTGAGGCGGTCGGCTTCGGCGAGTGATGCGGTGTTTTTCATAGGTTGTGTCGTTGTTGACGCCATAACCAAAACCTAGCGCGTTAGGTTTGTAAAGAACTATTTTCACTCCCTCGACCGGTCCAACGCCTCAGCCTCGAACGTCGCGATATTCGCGTTCACGACCTCGCGGATCTCGCTCAGAATCACGCCGCCTTCGACGTTCAGCTCTGCCGCGTTCATGCCGACTCCGCGCGGTCCGAGTTCAATCGTGAGCTTGAGCCGCAGCAGCAGGTCGAGCTTTTGGCCGAGCGTCACCAGCATCGCCTCAACCACTTCGCGGTCAATCACGTCGCCGGCCTCGCGTTCGTTCTTAGACCGAGCAAGGCGGATCTGCTCGCGCATGAGTTCGGCTTTTAGGTCGGCGAGGTTCTTCGTCGCCGTGTCCTTGCCGATCAGGTGCTCGGCGCAGAACGCTTGCCACGCCGTCAGGTTCTCGCGCTTGCCGTCCTCGTGCTTTTTCGGCGCGTCTGGGAAGCGATTGCGAACGTCGTAAATTCCCTGCCGCGACATCCCCAGCTCCTTCGCTAGTGCGCTTAGGTCTTTCACCCAGCCGCCGGTCTGCTCGGCTTGAAACTCGTTCAGCGCCTTGCGCTCGGAAGTCGTCAGCGTCTTGCCGGCCTTGAGCTTTACCGCGATGTTTTGGACGTTGCGGCGGGCGAGTAATTCAGACGGCGATTTGTCTTCTAATTCCATTAAACCTTTGTTTCACCGATATATTCAAATCCCGCAGTTATTCTTCGGCCCGATGTTTTCATGGTGACAAGTTTTGTGTGTTTGCCCGAAGCATGACCAAACCGATGACATCGCCATAATTTAGATTTGTTTCGATGATGAATCATCGCAGGATGCGACGTGGTTGAAATAAATCTCATTCCATCATTTTTGACTTTTTGAGCAATAAATTCGCTCAATTTGTTGCCGATACCAATTCCTTGAAAATCGGGCAACACTACGGAACGATGCTCTCTTTTCGTGTTTATCATAACAGGATGCACGAAATGAAGAAACGAAGTAAATGCGACCGGTTTGTCGTTCCATGTCGCGACAAAACATCTTGCCGCATGATTCAAATTGGCGTCTAAATAATGATGTCCCCGAAACAACGGCCAAGATTGATAGTTCGTTTCATGAATTCGGAGGAGAATTTCGGGGTGTCGCCTAGGTAACCGCCACTCAAAACGATTTGAACCAACATCGAACACCCAATCTGGCTGCAACCAGTCTATGATGTCGAAATGGCACGAAATCGCAACGAGTTGCGGTGCTTTCTTTCTTCGGATGGTTTTGCTAAGAGCGGCGCAACAAACTTTTGCCACGTCGCGATCAACTACGCTGGTAAATTCATCGAACAAAACGCGCGAATGATTCGAGAGCAAAAGACGAGCAAGTTCGACGCGAAACTTTTGCCCATTCGAGAGATGTGAAAACGGCTTGAGCCAATGAGGCGGCGACGAAAGACCGACACTCGACAGCATCTCAACTACATCTTTCGTCGGGTGCTCTTTCGAGAACCCGTCGAGAATTGATTCGGTTGGGTGCCAATCAAATGATGTGTGCAAATAATCGCTTTTGAATAGTTCAGTGGCAATCGTCGTTTTCCCGCTACCTGATGCGCCGATAATTGCACCAATCGACCAAGACTTTTCTTCAATCGGCAGTGCAACGTCCCATTCTGTCACGACTTCTTCTTTGTGCGGAACGTCGAACATGCCTCGAACTTGGTCGACGCGAAAGCTCGAATGAACTTTCGTTCGTCTTACAATGTGACCAATCGGCATTTGAGTCCTTTCTCCGTTAGCAGGTCATAAGCAAGTTTTTGCTGATCTTCGTTCTCACATTCGGCAATGACTTCAAGAGCACTAATAATTTGAACGTCTTTTTTCTCGGCAGACTCACTCTCGCCGACTAGCGCATCTAAGTCTGATTGATCGAAACCAATTTGGCTTAGATCGTAACCGTCGCTTGCAAGCGATTGCAGCACGTCGCCAAGATTGTCGTCCCACTCCGCCAGCTCCGCCGTTCGATTGTCCGCGATGGCAAACGCCGTGGCCTCGACGCCCGCCAGCTCGGTGCGCACGATCTGAATCTCGGTCCAGCCAAGTTCCTGCGCTGCGGTCAGCGTGCCGTTGCCGGCGAGGACGATGCCCTTTGCGTCCACGACGATTGGCTTTTGCTGCCCGAATTTGCGCAGGCTGGCCTTGATTGCGTCGAGATTCCGGCGCGAATGTTTGCGGACGTTGCTTGGGTCGAGCGAAAGCTCGGCGATTTTAGTCGTTGTTATTTTCATGTGTCAATGTGGCTCAAAAAACGAAATGGGTTTTTTTGCGCTAGGTCGTTTAACC